GATGTCGCGCACCGGATCGACCTCGCCGTAGAGCGGCGATCGAAATGGCAAAGTGTGACAGTAGTTGGCAAAGACCCGCCGCGCGCACCTTGACCGCCTGCCCTGGGCGGTCTTTTTTTTCGCACCTGGCCCCGGGGTGGGGCCTGGCCGGCGGGTCGCGGGGCCACGTCCCCCGAGGAATGGGTCTGGCGTGAGGCCAGGTCGGCCGGTGAGCGTTGGGGCTCGGCCGGGCCGGGGTCTCGGGGGCCGCCGTTGGGTGGCGTGTTATGCGGTTTTCAATGATCCTTAAACGGGCCGCCGAAGGCCCGCTGAAGCCAAATGATCAGCCGAAGGTCTACTCCGAAAGCGGGCCCGCGTCCCGGGTGACCGCCGATCCCTGGCCATACTGCGTTTGCTTCGCTGGCCGGTACGGCACCCAATGATTGAGCTTTTCCCGCCGTTTGTCGCATCCGCCGCAGGCTCTGATGCCCATCGCCCGCGTGATAGTGGCGATCGTGTCGCCCAGGCCACGACTCGGCTCTATCCCTTCTCGTATCAAGCCCCACACCTTCGCCGGCAACTGCACCGTCTTTCCGTCGTGCACCACACGAAGCGCGTGACGCCTGAGTTCATCCGCGTGCTCGGGGTGTCGGTCAAGATCGACGCTGACGAGTTTCATGGGGAAACCTCCGAGACGGTGATGTTGACGTACTTAAATGACCAGTTCTGCTGGGTCGTATCGTCGCATTGTGCGAAAGTCTCAGCCGTCTTCTCTCTACAATTCGTGTCCGGATAAGCACCGGTGATGCCCTCACCGCACGGCTTTTCAGTTGATACCAATTGCCCGTCTGAAACTGAATTATCCACGGTTCCCTGAAAAGTGACTATGTATTTGCCATCGTCCGTAAGACTCAAAAACGCCTTTTCGACGAGCATGAAAATGTCGTTGCCGTCGGCGTTGTTGCACGCGATACAGACAACCCTTTGATCGGCGGACAGCCTGACGGAATCCCATGATGCACAGATGCCAATGTCATCGTCTTGCGCGCTCACACGCCGCGTGAATGTGCATGAAGCGACCTGGTTGGTGCAGTTGGGATCGTCGTACACCAGTGCGGTCGCCGTGATGTCGTATTCGTAGTTCCATCCGTTTCGAGGAAAATCTGACTTTTGTGGCGTGCCGCTGGGCCAGCATGTGCAGCAACACGGATCGTCACAGCAGCCACTGCAATCCTTGTCCGCCTTATCGACGGGCTGGCCGTTTTTCTCTAAAGGTTGTCCGCTCGCGTTCTCTAGCAACTTGCCTTATCCAGCCATTTGAGTGTGCCCGAGTCGTTCTTCAAATACTGCTCATTCGATGCGTTGTAGCCGCTGATCGTTTTCAGCTCCGCCTCGATGGTGGTGGGCTCCCAGCAGCCGCTGGAATGATTCCACCGCAACAGTTGTCCGGCCGCCGGCGAGCTGCACGTCGTGATACCGGCCGTGCCGTCAGGATGGGTGATTTGGATCGTTTGCGGCATCGCGCTTTTGTCGATGTGCCCGGCCTCATCCCAATAAATGCGGCCCGCGACGGATCCGTCCGGATTTTTCACTTGGGTCGAGCTGGTGTAGCTTTTGGGCGAGTTGTGCTTGGGCACAATGTCCGGGGCGCTGGTGCTGCCCTCGTTTTTGAAGGCGATGTAGCCGTCAAGCTGTGTGCGCTGGTTTTCGCCGCGCAGCTTAAACACCTTTTCATTCAGCGCTTTGATCAAGCGCCCCAGAGCGCCGAACCGCAGCGTGCGGTGGTAAAAGCGAATCACTGGCGTGCCCCATTGCGGCAGATGCGTGATCGAAAACTTAGCGCTGTCGTGGTTGCCCGCGTTGCTCCTCGCCGCCAAACGCCGATCGAAAATGCGCGTCGAGGGCGAATCGCCCGAGCGGTCCGTGAAAGTGACCGGATTCTGGTCTTTGTCCAATCGCTCGACGATATACCAGTATCCTTCTTGGCTACCGTCGCCGCCGCGTGCGATCACCGCCAGAATGTTGTCGTAGGCGCAATACCAATTGCCCTCGCCCTCGATGTCATGGACGTGGTCAAAGTCAACGCCGTCGAACTTGCGCGGGTTGTTTAGAACCGAGCCATCCGCGGCGCGCTGCGTGGCGGTGTACACGCCGGCGCCGGTCGCCTCGCCGTCAATGATGGCGACATACTGCTCGTGCGGATCGGTCTGCGCGTGGCCGCTGGCGCGCTGCTGCGTCTGCTCGGAGAGCTGCCGCTTGGTGCGCTCGAGGTTGTGGCCGATCGGCTCGCTCACTCGCTGATAATCTCCGTGGTGATGTTGGTCACGGCCGTTGGTGCGCTCGCGTCGGCCGTGGCCGTGGCTGTTTGCGTGTTGGTTTCTTCAGCACCGCCCGACGCGACCGCGCGGACGCCCACCTCGACGGTCGTGCCACCGGCGAACGTGCCGACGCTGGCGGTCTGTTCACGCTTGTTCGCATCAAAGCTGACATTGGCGACGGCGTTGTTGTAATCCACCCCATTGCCTGAGCCGCCATCGGTGTAGACATTGAAGCTGGCCGGGCTGACCTCCTCGTGCTGATTGAAATACGACCAGGCGACCTCGAGTTCGCCGCCGGCCAGCGCATACGCTCGCACCGTCGCCGGGGCGTTGGGCGCGGCGCCGATCAAGTCACCATTGGCATCGAACGCCACCCGCCTGAGCCTTCCGGGCGGCTGCTCGATGCCGCAACGCGTCACGGCTTGCACATGAACGAACCGCTCGCTGTTCGCGCCGCCGCCCGAAAACGTGTATCCGGTACTTCCGGGCGGCAGATACGCCAACAGCGAATCGCTGCCGTTGCGCGTCGAACGCCCAAGCACCTTGTACCCCGCCAGACTGTCGGGGCGAAAGTTCCGGGGGCGAAAGCCGACCGGCCGAAATGTCAAAGGCCGTTGAATCATGCTTTAAGAAATCGTCGAAGCGGTGAACTCGCCGTTCTGGTTAAACGTGACGTCAAACACATCGTTGCTGTCGCTTTGATCGCGGAACGTCAGCGTCTTCGTGCCATCGCCGTTGTCGGTCACAGTCGCGTTGGGTGAAGCGAGGTACGCCAAAAGCATCTCCATCAGCGTCTTTTGGCTCACGCCATCGACCGTCGCGGCGTCGGCCGGCACGCCCATGTCTTGCCACCAAACGGTGCCGTCGCCGCTCACCGACGTGTCGCCACTGTTCTGGCTTTTAACGTACAGCCGCACGACGTCACCGCTTTTGACCGGCAGCGTGATGATTGATCGCCGCAGGATCGAGGTGTCGCCGCTCGTACGCTTGTTGATGGCCGTGTGCTCGGCCTGTTTTTCGCCATTGCCGCGATCGACGGTGGCGTCGATCTCAAACACCGTGCGGCTTCCGGTCGTCAAACCACTTGGGACCAGCAGCCCGAGCCCCAGCAATCCATCGCGGGCCGCCGTGTAATTCAATACCGCCGATCGCGTGGTCAGATCCAGAGCGCTGAAGCTTTGTCTCGCCGCGTTGATGCTCATGCTCGTGTTCCCAGCTCGTACAAAAACTGAATCTCTTGCTCGCCCAACACATGGTCGTAAATCGCCACTTCATCAACTGCGCCGTCGAAATACCCGCGGATGCCCGATGACTCAGTGTCCACCGTCGCCCCGATCGCCGTGGCGTGCTGGGCGGTGTCGATGTCCCCGCTGCCGGCGGTGTTCGTGCTGTTGATCGGCATCTCGATCCCGTCCATGTAGGCCGTCAGATCGTCCTCGTTGCCGCCGGGAAAGGTCAGCGCGTACATGTGCCACTCGCCGTCAGTGATGTCTTTTCCCGAAGGCTCATCCCACACACGGTTTCCGTTCGAGGTTCTGAGCGCGACCGTGTCGTTTTCGATGTAAAAGGTGAACTGTTCATTGCCTCGCGTTTCGCTGCTGAACTCATCGCCCAGATCGACCATGGCGTTGGCTGGAAAAGTCGCGTCTGTGCTGGTCGTCTTTGCCCAAACCACGATCGTGCGGGGCTCGTTGTCGATCACCACCGCCGTCTGCACGGCAGCGCGCTCATCGGTTCCGTTGAACGTCACGGCCATGTCCGTGTCGCCGATCAAAGCGCCGTCCTGAGCCAGCGCCGGCGAGTTCTCATAGGCCATGTCGTTCACGCCCAGCTCGTCGATCGCGGTCATGCCGTGCGATTCGCCGAGCCGCCAATAGCCGACCGGGCCGAGCTCGAGCACGGCGGAGCGGTAGGCCGCGTGGTGTATCGATGCTGTTTGCATCACACGTCCTCGCTTTGCTGCCAACTCAGCGTCGCTTCGCCGGCGTTGCCGGTAGCCTGCGGCACGCCGGCCTGCACGCCGATCGGCAAATCCGCCAACCCGTCGAAGGTTTCATACACGCTTGTTTCATTGCCGGCCGGGTCGATCACGCTCAGCCCATACGCCAACAGCGCGCACTTATCGTCCGGCCCATAGCGTGCATCCACGGTGCGGTTGCTTTGATTCTGGCTCACCTTCGCCGGCGTCTCCTTCACCAGCGCGCCGCCGGCCGGCTGCGCGTTGGCGAGCTTGGCCACGTTCTCATCGCCCACGTACAGACGAAGCTGGTCCTGCTTCGTCCAGTTCGCTTTGACCGAGGTTGTGAGCTTGAGGATGGCCATCAGGCGATGCCCTCCGTCTGCGCGGTGTCGCTTAAATGCAGCCGCACGAGCTGGCGACTCGATCCGCCGAGGTTGAAGGTCAGCCCCACGACGCTCGGGGCCCGGCTCTCGTCGGCGTTGGTCGTAAATCCAAGATTTCGGCCAGTGAGCCCGGTGATCCGATCGCCCACGCGCCAGCGGTCGAACATCATCAGCCACGTCGAGGCGGCGATCGAGATGCGCTGGCTCTCCATCTGATCGCGCTTGCGCTCAGCCGCTTGTTGCACGCTCGTCACCACATCCGCGTTTCCGGCGGTGATGGTCTGGCCTTTGGTCTTTTGCCACGACCCGCTGCTGTTAAACACGCTCTTGGTCGATCGCCAGTGCTCGGCGAAGTCGAGCTCGAGGTACTGGCCCTTCTCGTAGTCGCTGCCGGCGCTCGCTTGCTTGGTCGCGTCGTAGCGCGCCGCGTGGTCGCCCTCGACCACGCAGGTCAAGCGAAACTGGAGCTGCTCGTTGAGGATCAGTTGCCACCAGCTCTCGGTCGGCAGGGCGACAAACTTGTTGCTGGTGCGCAGCTTGTCGATGTTGACCGCCGCCAGGTTTTCGACGGCGGATCCGGTCAGCTCGATGCCGAACCAGCTATCGAGCGTGCGGAAGTTGAGGCTGGTCACATCGTGCCAGGTCGAGCCGCCGTCCTCGCTGACCTCCAGCTTGTAGTCAGCGCCCACCAGCCGCTGGCTCGCATCGCGCAACGGCAGCGCCTGCCGCACGCGGCGCGACCACACGATGTCGTCGGTGATGCCGAGGTTGCTTCGCTCGGTCGCCAGGGCGCTGTTGTTGATATCGAGAAAGCTCACCCAATCAAAGCCATTGGCGTCATGCTGATACAGCCCGCTCTGATAGCCGTTGCCGTCGCCGGCCCACGCGCCGCTGCAATCCAGCCCCCACAGCCGGCCGACGTGGCCGAACTCGGCGAATTGCTCGCGGCCGGCGACGTGCTTTTCGTGATACGAGCTGTCGCCCTTGTCATCCAACAACGTCGCATCGACCGTCGCCCCATCGACGTCACCTGGATTCCACAGCGGCTTGAGCGGCACACTCACTTCAACAAGCGACCGCGCGAAACCGCGCACCTCGTTGACCACCGGCACCGCGTCGTATTGGCCGCGCACCATCGACACGTCGTTGCGCCGCAGTTGATCGGCGGTTTTGGACGAAAACTGGCCGCGCCTTTCCAGCTTGAGATCGTTTTCCGGGCCGGCGTTTTGGCGCCATAGCTTCAGCTCGTACGCGTGCTGATCCGGCTGGCCCGAGCGGGGCAGGTTCGCCATCTCGAAGCCGGCCTCCGCGCAGACGCGCTGGATTGCTTCGAGCGGGCCCAGACCGTGCACGTCCACCTCCGGCAGCCGATCGTCGAGCCCGCCCCAGCGGCCCGTGTTTTTTGTGCCATTGAGCGCGTCGCGTGTGTCCTCCTCAACCACGATCTGCCGATCGATGTTGCCATCCGGCCCGTAAATCCAGACCGCGATCAGCGTTTGTAGCGCATCGCGCACCGTCCACCAGGTCGCGGCCGCGTTGTCGGGGTCGGTGAAGGCGCGGTAATCGAAATTGAAGGTGGGGTGGTCAAAGCTTTGGCCGCCGTGCATGTTCGGCCGGCCGTTGAAGTTAAACACGGCCGGCATCGACGGCGTCTCAAGAATGCGAATGCGGGTCGCCGTTTGAAAACTGGGGTGATAATACCACTGCCCGCGAATGATCCGGCCGGTGACCTGGTTGTCGATCACCGGAAACGGCACGGCGACGAGCCGAAGCTGCTCGTTTTCCCGCCCCCCCGAAGCATCGATCGTGAACGGCGTCCGCTGCAAAGCGCCGGCGAACATCAGCCGCCCCCCGGACGCGCCGCCCTCGCCGCCGAACGCATCGAGCGGCGTGGTGTAAACCGCCACCTGGTCATCGACGTTGTAGCGCGAGAAAAGCGACTCGATCGACTGATCGCGATCGAACGGCACGACCTCCATTGTCACGTGGCCGGGGTTCACCCCAGTCTGCCATCGCACCTGGTTGACGCGCAGCAGTGGATCCCACTCGAAGCCGCTGTCTTTGGTCAGCTTCTTGTAATCACTTCCCCCGTATACCGCAGGGCGCACGTACACATCCGTGCGCACCTCGCGCTGGATCGGGCTTGAGGTTGGGGGACTGGATTGCCTGCTCATCGCGATAGCTGCTGCCAGGTAAATTGCACGCCCACGCGGACGTCGCTGTTGTTGGGCCGGATGCCGCCGTTTTGGCGGAACTCGGCCAGGTCGAGGTTTTGATACTGCTGGCCGTGGATCGTCACGCTGTGGGTCGTGTCATCGGCTTGCATCGATTCGTACGTGTCGAGCTCATTTTGCAGGTCCGCGATTGTGGCGGCGGTGAGGGTGCCGCTGATCACCAGGTTGCGCGGCTGGATCGGGCCTTTGACGACAAACCTTCCCGGCGCGCCCGGAAACCGCTCGGTGCGCCGGCCGGCGGCGCTGGCGGTCGGCCGGCGCAAGCGCCAGTCGGCTCGCTGGTTCACGGGCGTGTTGTCGATCGAATAAACGGCCATTGGCTAATGTCTGATGTCTGATCTCTGATGGCTGATGTTGATGCGGTTACTGGTCCGGTCGCTTGCCTCTCACCGCGTCGTCCAGGTCGCCGGTGTCGGGGTCTTTGGCGCCGTTGAACTGCTGGGCGATGTTGATGTTGGTGATGCCCTCGGGCGAACGAAAAGTCGAACCCACCTCGACATTGCCGCCCGCATTCTCGATGCCTTCGATCACGCCGGACCGCACGTCGCCGGTGGCGGCATCCAACCCCGGTGTTCCAGCGCCGACCCCGACCGGAATCCCGATTGTGCTGGAGCCAATGTCACTTGGCACGCTGAGCGTGAGCGCTTGCTCCACCGCCTTTGCGGTGCTGAATCCCCGAGCCACCGCATCGTCGAATACCTCCAGTGCCGCGTTTTTTTCGGCGGCGGATATATCGCCGCTTAGCACCTCTTCTTCGAGCTGTCGGGACAGTGTGGATCGGATGAACTTTTGCTGCGTTGCCTTCGTGCTTGATTGCCGCCCAACCTTCTCTTGAGCCTCCTGGCGTTTCGCCGCGCGATTCAATCGGAAACGCGGCGACTCGGCTTCGATTTCAGCGAGCCGCTCCCCGGTCAAATTGACCTGGCTGGGATCAGCCTGGCCCGCCTGGCGCACCGCCTGGATGCGCGACTTAAACTTCTTGAATACCTCGTCCTTGGTCAGAATGCCCGCGAGCGGCCCGGCCTCGGTGCCGAAGATGCCGGCAAATTGTTTCTCGCTGATCTCGCCCTTGTCGCGTGCTTCTTTAACCCGCTCCAGCGCCGTGATCGTGTCCGTGCCCACCGGCACGCCGATCTCGGGCAGCACCTCTTTACCCGTCTGCGATCGCTGAGCGCCAAGCAACTGGATCAGCCGTTTGCCCGCGGTGGCGGCGCGTCGCGTGGGCAGGCCCTGACCGGTGATGCCGGAGATAAAGCCGCCTGCCTCAGCCACGCTGAGCCCGCCCTCGGTCGTCGCCTCGCCGATGATGTCACCGAACGCTGGTCCAAGCGCGGCCGGGTTCTTCTCGCCCGCTTGCTCGATCGTTTTGAACAAAATGTTCTGGGCGCGCTTCGGGTCGCGCCCCGGAAGCTGGCTCTGGAGCGTGAGCAGCGGATCGGCGACGGTTTTGATCCCGCCCTGGGTCGTGGTCGCGCTTTCGAGGATTTCGTTGATGATGCGCTGCTGCTGCTCGGTCGACGACTGGCCGCGCCGGCTTTTGATTTCGGCCAGCAAGTTCACGCCGGCGGTCGGGTCCAATCCCTGCTCAGCGGCTGCCCGTCGCGCCTCGTTGATGTCCTCGGTCGATGCGCCGAGAAAGCGCGCCTCTGTGCTGGCGTTGATCGCGTCGCGTTGCAGCCGGGCGTTTTCCTTTAGATGCCGATTCGCCTCCGCGATCGCTGACGCGTAAGCACGAAATGCCGCGACCACCCCGCCGACGCCGAGCATGCCGCCGGCCAACGATGCCACCGACTTCGCCGCTCCCTTCAGGCTCTGGCCGAAGCTGTCGGTTTGAGTCCTTGCTCCGCGAGCCCGTCGATCGAGCTGGTTGTAATTACGCGCCAGCTCCGCGTGCTGTTTCGCCGCGCGCGACGCCTGGTCGCCGGTCTTATCGACGACCCGGCCCAGCGCCTTGGTCGAGCGCGTCGTCTCCTTGAGCTTGCGCTCGGCCTGGCGGTTGTCCGCCGAGATGCGGTATTTGATCTCACCTTCGGCCATGGTTGGGCTATGTGCTGTTGGCTGTTGACTGTTGGCTCGTCACACGTCTGGTCTGGCCAATGGCTCACGGCCAAGGGCCAACGGCTTGCTTAGGCCACGGTCAGCGGCAGGGTGCCCGGCGAGCCGGCGTCCGCGACGCTGAAGCCCTGCACGCTCACGCTGCCGTCCTGCTGGCGCTGGAGCTGCGAGCTGCCGGTGCGAAAGCGTGTGTTTTTGGCGGTGATGACCGGGTTCGTGTTGCCGCCGTGGGCCTGGCCGGTCACCACCAGGTCGCCGCTGCTGCTGCCGATCAAACTCGCATCCTGCATGTTCTCCAGCGTCAGCGACGGCTGGACCGGGTAATCCTGGCCGGTGCCCACCAGGTCCGCGCCGGTCGGATACTTCAGCCCCTCGTCCTGGTCGGGTAAGAACGTGCCACGATTGACATCGATCGTCACGCCGGTGACCCCGGGCGTGGTGATCGCCGGGTGCGAGAGCGAGGCGATGTTTTGCACCTTCGTCTTGCTGCCGCTGGGCGCGGTCGTGTTGGTCGTGCTTGTGCGGGAGAAGGGGTGGGTGGAGCCGTCGGCGCTGTAGCCGAAGCCGGACAGCTCGATCGACCCATCCTGCTGCCGCTGGATGCTGAGGTTGCCGCTTTCCAGCAGCGCGTTGGCGATGGCGAACTTCTCGTTGTCGTTGGACCCGTGCGCCTGGCCGATGATCTCGATGTCCTCGACCGGCGTGGTCAACAGGTTGACGAACGCGGCGATGTCCTCCAGCGTGAGCGAAAACGTCACCGGCCAGTTTCCGGGCGTGCCGATGTTGTCGGCGCCCACCGGATACGCCTCGCCCTCGTTCTGATCGGCGATGAAGGTGCCCTCGTCGTAGTCGATCGACGCCTGGGTGATGCCGGGGTAATCGGTCGTCCCCTTCGTAAAGCGGACGATGTTTTGGATCTTGACTTTGGCCATCGTTTGGCTCCTGGCTGTTGGCTGTTGGCTGTTGGCAGCTACGTGCTTTGCAGGTTTCGTTCGTATTCGATCGTGTAATCGCAGCCCACCACCGCGTACGTGCCCTGCCGGTCGTCAAGAGTCAGCCACTGCACGCCCCCGGACGCTTCCTCCATAAAGTGAATGTTGGTTTGTCCCGTAAATAACTTTTCGATCTGCGGCTCAAGCTTCTCCCACGTGTCGGTCGCCTGCTCGAACGCGGTCGCGCGGTCGCTGCCGTCGATCGGCACGATCGCGGCGATCGAGACCAGTAGCTGTCGGCTGACCATCCCCTCGCCGATCTTGGTGCCCTGGTCCTGGCCGGGGATGACGTTGACCAGGACGCCGCCGCGATCCGAAGGCATTTGCTGCTCGGTCTTGATCCGATCAGCATCGACCCCGCCCTGAGCGAGGGTGGTGCGGATGGTCTCGAGGATGGTCTTGCGCGTGCTGGCCATGGTTGGCTTTTGGCTATCGGCTGTTGGCTGTTGGCGTTTGGCGGCCGGTTAAACGATGATTAAATACCCATTACGTCTCCTGGATCGCGCCTTGCAGCAGCGTCGCGAGGCGCTGCTGTTTGTCCTGCGCCGCCTGGCGCAGCGCGTCGGTGCCGTGCACGGTCACGCGCTTTTTCAAGGCAAACAGCGGCCGGAGCTTGCCCGAGCCGGGGTCGCGGTTGAAGCCGATCAGGTTGCCCGCGCTGGAGCGCTGGATGAAAAAGTTTTGCTGCTGCATCGCCTCGCGCGGCGTCGTCTTGGCGCCGCCGCGCTTCGATCGGTTGTCGCCGATCGGAATCCACAGGTGCTTGGCGTTTTTCGGCGTGATCGTCACGTCCTGGTCGCCGAGGATCGTCGGCGCGTAGCGCGAGGCGGGCCCTTGCGTCACCCCGACGAACCCGGACAGCGGCGGCCGGTCGAGGTCGTGGCTGATCGAGCGCCGCAGATTGCCCGAGCGCAAGCCCACGGGTGTGCTGCCGCCGGCGCCGCTGCCGGCCGGGGCCGATAGGTAATTGATCTTCAGGTGGTTTTCGACCTCGATCAGCCCCTGCTGCAACCGCCGCTGCAGCGCATCGAGCAGAGCGCGCGGCCGGCGAGCGCTTTGCTCGATCGTCCGCTGCGACTGTTGGCTCAGGCTGATGCGTAGTTGAGTCATTGGCTTTTAGCTTTTAGCGGTTGGCGGTTGGCTACGCTTGTTCGGTACCTTCGACACTTCGGCTGACCCGGTCGCGCGTGCGATCGTGCAACCGGTGCAGCGCTTCCTCGATCTTGGTGATGGCGATCGCGTTTTCGCGGCACGGGTGGCTGCCCAACTGAAAACTGCGAAGCCGATCGAGCACGATCGACAGCAAGCATTCGTTTGTTACGCCATTGACGCCCGCTTCGCACACGGCCCCTTCTTGAAATTCGATCTCCTGCAAAAGCGCTGGTGTCGATCCACGCGTTTGAATGTTGTACCGGTGCTGAGCCCCGCCGGCGCCGGCTTCGTCGCAGACGACAACGTCAAGCAAATCGGCTTTCGTGCCGGTGTGGTGATCGTGAAGAAACCGTTCGCTGCTCATCTGATGTTCTCCTGGTTTTCGCGTTTTGCTTACCACTTGGCCACTTGGCCACGCTTCACTCCGCCCTCACATCAATCGCTTGTATCGCATCACCGCGTCGTGCAGCGCGAAATGGATTTTCGTCTCCGCCAGGCTGACCCCGCCCTGGTCGCCGAGGTCCAGCTCGCGGACGCCGGCGGTCTTTCGGTTCTGCCACAGCCGGATCGCCTGTTGGACAACGCCGTGTTTCAGTTCCGGCGGCGGCGCTTGCGCCTCGGCGGTCGGCGCGTTCTGGCTCGGGTCGTAAAAGCCGGCGGTGTATGTCACGCGCAAACATTTGACCCGCGCGAAGAAGCGCCGGCCGACCGCTTCGAGCATGCCCAGCTCGTCGCTGGCGATCACGTAATCGTCGGGGTCGGTCAAAATCTCGGCGTTGTTGTCGAAGTCGCTGTCGTTGCCCGGCCAGTAAAGCTGAGCCAGCTCGCTGATCGACTCGATCGGCACGGTGCTTAGCCTGATCCGATGCGTGTGGGCCGGCACCTTGTGCGGGTACTCTTTGATCGAGGTCGCGCGCTGCAGCTTGACCTTCGCCAGCTCCTCGGCTTGGGCGGAAGCGGCCTGGATGAGCGTGGTCGCCAGCGCATCGTCGTCGTTGCTGGCCCAGCCCATCTGATCCTTGAGTTGTTGCAGCGTGGCGAGCATGGTTGGCTGTTAGCTTTTGGCTTGTGGCTGTTGGCCGTTGGCCGTTGGTAAACCGGACACTTCTTCACTCGGCGCCTTGTCCCTCGGTCCCTCGGTCCCTTGGTCCCTGCACCCGGCTGTCGCCGGGCACGGTGCCCAGCACGCGGTGGTTGGCGGCGACGCGTTTTCCGTCCGTGTCACGCGACTCCGTCAGCTTGTCGTGCTTGATCGCCTGTTCGTACTCGGCGCGCGTCATGTGCAGGATTTCGTTCTTGCCGCCGAAATCTTTCACCGGCTTGAGCAGTTGCACCTTGAGCATGCCGGGCGCGATCTCCGCCTCGTACGGCTTCTGCGTCACGGTGGTGTCGGCCGCTTCGGTTTGCTTCCGGGGGTTCCGGGGGTCAGCCATGGCGGTATTCCTTTTGGTCGGGTGCCTCGCGCCGCTGCTGGTCGGTGGGGAACTGGCGATCGTTGGCCTGATCTTCGAGCCGGCCGCTGTCGCCTCCGTCGCGGACGCGCTTGGTTCGATCCGGCTGGTTCCCAACTCGTGCACGATCGTTCATCGAATCCCTTTCAATCCTTGTTTGGCGAGCCAATGGCCAACGGCCAAAAGCCATTCCCTTCCGGGGGAAGCCGATCGATTGCCGCTAAACAACCGATCGACTGTCGCGGCCACCCGTTAGCGGGCGAGCGCCTACGACGATCACGATGCCTGCCGCTCGACGATCTCGTATTGATGATCGAGCAGCCCGTTCTCGGCGATCTTGGCGTCGCTCATCGTGTAGGTGCCCTCATCGAGCACGACGCCGTTGGGTGTGACCACGCGGCGCGGCACGCGCACCTTGTGGCCCTTGGCGCTGTTGCGGCCGTCCTGTTTCTGCTTCTGGTTCTGCTGGCTCTCGGCCATCACGGTTCCTTTCGGTTGACGGTTGTTTTTCGGTGCGGTTAAAGGGCTGTTGGCCTCTGGCCAAAAGCCAAAGGCCAACAGCCAACGGCTCAATCAGGCTTACGCCGAGGTCTGCACGGCGGCGATCACCTCGCCGTCGCCGGCGCCGTCGATGTTGATGGCGTAGCGGCGGGTGGAGAGCATCGCCGTCTGGTCGGACGAGAACTTGAACGACGGATCGGCGCGGAAGCTGAAGGCGCGTCGATCGCCGAACCGGGCGCCCATGCGCAGGTTGCCGATCACGGCGCTGATCTGGCTGGCGCTGGAGCTGTTGGGCATGATGTCGGTAAGGACCACCGGATAGCCCATGAACAGCGGCCGTCGCCGGCCCTCGATCTCGCCGGCCGTCACGCCGCCGGCGCTCAGCATCAGCCGCACCATGACCAGCCAGTAGTATTGCTGGCTGCAATACCAGGCGAGCTGGCCGCCGCCGAACGCGCGGCTGGAGAGGTAGCTCACCGCCTCCTCGTGATCGGCGAGGGTGAGCGCGCTCCAAGTACTGCCCGAGCCGGTCTTGATCTGACCGATGGCCAGTGCACTGAGAATGCCGGTCACCGAGTTAAACGACGCCGTGCCGTCGCCCCTGAAGCCGGCGTCGTCCACCGCCTTGGCGTGGCTCATGGCCATGTCGTCGGCGATCATCTCGGCGATGGCGATGATCGCGTCCTCGGTCACCTCGTTGTTGACCTCGGTATAAGCGCCCCACTTCTTGGCGGTAAGCGTCTTGCTCGACAGCGTCGGGCTGGCCGAGCTGAGGGCCGAGCCCTCGGTCATGGGCGAGGCGCCGATACGGCCGGTCTTCTTGGTGTAATTGAGCACGTCGGTGGACATGGGCATGGTCATCGCCGCCGGCTCGAACACGCCGTAGGTCTCCAGCAGGTTGACCATCGTGGTCACCCACTGCTCGGGGATGACGGCATCGGCGTTGGTGGTGCTAAACGCCTTGGTGCCCATCGCGTCGAACACCTCTTTGTGCTCGCTCTTGAGCGACTCGATGGCCCACTCGGCGCCCAGCACCTTGCCGGCCATCGCCAGGCCGAAGGCGCGGGCTTCGTCTTCGCTTTGGAAGTGGCCGCGATAGTGGCGCGACCCGCCGCCGGCGATCGACTCGATGCGCTTGAGCCGCTTGGTGATGTCCTTTTGCAGCGCGTCGTGGTTCTCTTCGAGCTGCTTGACCGCATCGCGCACTTCGGTCAACGACTTCTCGTCGGCGACGTGGGCCATCAGCTCGCTGATGCCCTCGGCCGGCGACTTCTCGCCGGCGTCCACTTTGTCGATGATGTCCCGCATCTCCTGCGGGAGCTGCTTTTGTTGTGTGTCAGGCATGAGATTCCTTTCGTGGTTTAAGGGACCGCCCGATCGTGGGCGGGATCAGCCCCAGCCGCTCTTTTTCTGCGAGTGGCGTGGGTTCTTCCGGGGGTCACCGTCGCCTTCCGCTTGCGCGGACGCTGACGTTCCTGGGACACCGTGGCGTGCGACCGACTCGGCGACGGTTTCAATGAGCCGGCCCACGGGGCCATCGGGGTCCGGGTCCGCCAGTTCGTTTTTGATCGCGGTTTTCACCGCGTCGTTGATCTGCTTTTGTGTCGGCGTGTTTTGACGCCAGAGCTTGACGCTGTTTGCGCCCTGGTTCTCTTGGTCGCGGTCGGCCAAGCTCTGAAGCTCGCTAAAATCGAGGTCGAGCGCATCGGCGATCGCCCGCAGGACGTTGTCGGGCGGGCGAATGATCTCGCCTCGCTCGATGCCGCCCAGCGTGCTCTGGTCAATGGGCAGGTCAGCCGCGACGTCCGCGAGCGTCATTTCCCGTTCTTCGCGCCGCGCCCGGATGCGCTGGCCGAGTTGCTCGCCTTTGGTTTTTGGATTCATCTTGCTTCCTTTTGCGAGGGCTTCCTGGTTCGCCGGCACACTCACCGCGCTGATCTCGATCAGCTCGATCTCGGTGAAGACGCGCACCTTGCGCGTTTCGCCGTCCACCTCCATCTCGCGCATCTGCCATTCGTGGACGATGAAGCCGACGCTCACCGCGCGCTGCACGCCCTGGCGGTAGCGCTGCCAATACCGCTCGGCGAGCTCGTCGTTGGTCATGAACTTCGCCGTGCCGCGCAATTGATTCTGCGACAGCTCGAGCGCCTGCCACTGGCCGATCGTCGTCGGCTCGCCGCTCACGCCCACGTGCATGTGGCCGGCAAGGAGGACGGGGTTGCGCTCGAAGCGGTCGAGCGCACGGCGGAACGCGGCCGGCTCGATCACCTCGCCAAAACGGTCGATGTCGTTGGTCGAACAAACAAAGCGGATCGTCCGCTCGTTTTCGTCGATCGAATCCGGCTGAGCGAAGGCGCGCGCCGCGCCGCGATCGCCCTGGCTCGGCTCGACCGACTTGGCGAGCGGGTTCAGCCAGCGCTGCTGAGCGTCGGCGTATTTATGCGCTTGATGTGGCATGATCGGCTTCCTTGCTTGGTTGGGGCGTTTGCTCGCGGGCGTCCAACTGCGCCAGCCTTCCGGGGGTCGTCACACCGAAGGCGAGGATTTTTTCGATGGCGTCCTCCATCGATTTGACCTGGTCGTCGGGGAACCGGCTGATGCTGGTGCAGCCGCAGCTGATGTCCTGCTCGGGCACGCCGACGGCGCGCGGGTGGGGCGCGGTGTGGATCGTGCCGACGATCTGAAAGTCGTCATCGCGCGGGATGGGATCATCCATCGTCGCCCGCTCGGTCGCGGCATGTTCGGGCCGGCCGGTTTCCTTGTGGCTCCAGAGCCAGCTTTTCATCGGCACATTCGCCTGATCTTTGCCGACAGCGCGCGACTCTTCGACCGCACTAGACGTTTCCTGAAACGCCACGGTGCGCGCCCGGGTGCCCTCGACGTTCATCCGCTTCTTCACGCGCTCGCCGAGCTGCTCGATGTTTTCGCCCGCTTCTAGGCCTTCGGCGAGATCGCTTCGCACGCGCTCGGCGACGCGGCGCGGCTGGCCCTTGATCTGCACGCGGCGCCGCCGGATCGCGGCCTGCGCTTCTTCGTCCCGGATATTAAATTGGTCCGCTTCTTCGGCGCCGGTAATCGCGGCGACCTCGTCCATGATCTGCTGGCCGCCGAGCCGGACGCTCTCGCGCACCAGCGGGCCGGTGACGCTGAGCAGGTCGTTTTCGGCGGCGACGACATCGAACATGATCTCGGCGATCACGTCCTTGGCGCCGACGGGCAAGTCAAACACGCGCTCGTGCTTGGCACCCGTGTCCGGCTCGTGCCAGACCACGCCGAGCTGCTCGCCGTGCGCCTCGCTTAGCGCCTTGCGGCCCAGTGTCCGATCGAGGTTCTTCAAAATAGCGCGCCGCCACTTTTGCACGCGTCCGCGATACTTCTTTTCGAAGCTCTTACGGATGCCGTCCCAGCTTGCGCGCCACTGCGCCCACAGGCGCTGGCGTTTCTCCGGCTGCTCGTCCGGCGCCTCGACGGTCGGCGGATCGTCCGCGCGCTGTCGCCACGATGCTTCTGATGAATCGTCCGGCTCGGCTTGGTCGCCTGGCTCATCATTTTCGCCGGGCATCGGTTCGCCGATCTGGATTTCGGTCGCTTTTTGCCAACCGGTCTTCTGCCAGTCGTTGATGGGCAGCCCCAGGTCAAAGAGCTCGATCGCGTCGGCCGGCGTCGCCTTGAGTCGATCGACCATCTGCCCTGCCGTTTCGACGCGCGATGCGATCGTCTCTTTGACCGCGGGCACGTTCGACGAGTCGAACCAACTGACAAGCCGGCGGTTTCGCCGCGTCATCTGCTGCCGCGCTTTGAGGTGGCCGGGGCAGGCGCGTTGCTTGGGATCGGCCAGGCGGCGTGCGTGTTTCATCGCATCGCGCATCGCGATCGACCGATCGTCGGCGAAGCGTGCCACGATGCCTTTGTCGAAATGGCCGGCCAGCCAATCGGCCAACGGCAGAATGCGATCGATCCAGGCCGAATCCTTGGCCGACTTGACGTACTCGAAGCGGCCGCCTTCTGGCGAAAAACCGATGGCGGCTTTGTCGATGCCGTAGGCGGCGCAGATTTCCTCGACGCTCGTCCGGCGAAGCGTGGAAAACTCCATCTCGGAAAACGTCGCTTGCGTGCGCTCGAACTTGAGCCCGCCTTCCAAAAGCATGAACCGGCGGCGGTTTTGCGCGCCCGCGTGTTTCTCGTTGACTTGTTGCCGGATTTGGTTGCGCTGCTCGTCGGTCAGGCTGCTGTCAGTTTGCAGCGCGCCGCCGGGCTCGACGTCGTTGTCCAGGCTGTTTTCGTTGGCGCTGTCGGCTTTCCAGACCTGGTTGATCGCGCGCTTGACGACATCGAGGATGCCCACGCCCGTGTGTGGCTGGTTCGTGTCGAACGCGGGCACGTCGATGCGCCATTGCTCTTCGGGTTGGATCGTGAGCCGCTGGCCCTGGCTGCCGGCGGGTCGGTACGTGTAGCTGGTCACCTCGCCGCTCGTTTTGTCCACCTCCGGGGTCATCTGCGGCGCGCCCACCGGCAGCATCTCGGTGGGTTGGTTGCCGCGCATCTGAGTAAAGACCCAGTGCACGCGGCCGGTGAGCATCAGCCAGCCGGCGGTTTCCAACCAGAAATCGTCGCCGCTCACACCGGGGGCGGGGTTGTCGATCAAATCAATGATCGGCCCCGACTCCAAAAGCTCGTCGTTGGCCGTGGAGACGTTAAACGGCAGGCTGGCGATGGCGCCGGCGATGAACTGGGTGGCGCGGAACACGGCGGCGATCTGCTGGTACGGGTGACTGGGCCCGCGGTTTCGATTCGCCGGCCAGGCGCCGTGCTCGATCAGGTTGGCCCACGCCTCGACGCTCATGGACTGGGCGCTTTTGCCGCGCACGTGATCGGCCCACGCCTGAAGCGCGCTCTCGGTGGCCGCAAATTGTCGTCCGATCGTGGCCATCTACAGTCGCTCACACCTCGCCGCCGATACCGCGTGCAGCCCCGCCCGAAGCGCCAGCGCGCCGCTGTAGGCGATGTCGCAGTGGCTCTCGGCCAGCAACGGGTTTTCGCTCTCGACCAGTTTGAGTTTTTCTTTGGAGTCCTCAGTCACTCCGCTCGTGCCGCTGGTGACCGCTTGCTTTTGGATCGAATAAAGATCGGTCGCGATGTATTTGTGCTCGCCATCGACCGGCGGGATCGTTTGCGTTTGATCGCGAAACGCGGTGGCCAGCGCGCTGCCCAGCTCGCCCTTGCGCGTACCGGCGAAGTTGACCCCTTCCCACCGATCGCCGAAAAGCTGGGTCAGTTTTTCGTTGGGCGCCATCCCCAGGCCCGTCGCGTCGCCACAGCCGACCGACCGGCCGTTGGCATTGAGCAGGCCGCGCACTGTGTTTTGCTGAAACTCGAACGAGCAGTCGCGCATCAGGATCAAAAAGCGAAGCTGACGGTCCGCCGGCTTGCCGACGTTGACCCACACGCTGGAGAGGTGGCCACGCCTGGCCACGTCCCAGCCGATCTCCGGGCGAAGCTCGGTCGTCTTCAGCGCCTCAAGGATCGACGGGTCAAAGCCGCTGTTGCGCTCGATGTGCATGCAGTCGAATAAGAGCGGCCTTCCGTTTTCGCCGGCCAGTTCAAGCTGGGCCCAGGTCAAGAGCGGATCGAGCTCGCCGATGAAGTGACACTCGTACTCGCGCTTCCAGCCCGACTCGTCGTTGTAGAGCGCGCGGAAGTTTTCGATCGAGGTCGGCTGGCCGTTCTGATCGCGAAGGACAAAGCCCTCTTCGTTCACGCTTTGATAGATGTCGCACACGTGAACCGAATACGTTCCGGGGTCGCTGACCAGCTCGTAAAACTTGGTGTCCTTGGAGCGCGGCGTGGAGATGCAGATCACCTTGAACCCGCGCGTGGCGAGGGGAAACACCACGCGCCAGTGGTCGTAGCCGCCCTTGGGAAACAGCCCGAACTCGGTAAAGATCACGTTGCCGGTGAGGCCGGCGATCGTGTCCGGGTTGCGGCCCGGCAGACTCATCACGACCCCGCCGTTTGGCAGATACATGATGCGGCTGCGGAAGACGAACCAGTGATCGAACGTGGCGTCGTATTCGACGTACTGAGCGCCTTCCTCGACCTGAATCTCACCGATGCGCTGCTTGTACTTGTGAGCCCACTCCTTGCACTTGTCGAACGTGGCATCCGCCTGCCGCTGGGTCAGGGACACGATGTACCACGCCTCGCCGTCGCGCATCGCCTCGAACACGGCCTTGCCGGCGGTCACAAAGTCCTTGCCCTTCTGCCGGTGCCAGCAGACGGCCAGCACGCGCGCCTCGTCCTGGAAAAAGCGCCGCTGGCTACGGTCGAGTGTGGGCAGAGGTTGTGGTGCTTGGCTCACCATCCGTGGTTACGCCGCCTCGTTTAACTGGTGTTGAACCCCGGTCAGCTCCTGCTGAATCTGATCGAAAATGCCGGGGTCGATCTGCTTGCCTTGCTGATGGTCTTTCGACAGCTTGTCGAGTGTCTTTTGAAGCTGTTTCAACTGGTCCACCACCCCGGACGTCTGCTGGCGCAGTTGCTTGAGTTTTTCGTCGCTCTGCGCTTTTTGCTGCTGCCAGCCGATCGTGTTTTGCAGCGCCACGCTCAGCTTCATCAGCGTGCCGGCGTCGAGCCCTTCGGCTTCGGCGCCCATCAGCTTCTCGGTCATCAGTTGCTGGAGCCGGGCGACCATCGTGTCGTCCAGGTCGCCGCCGGAATGGCGCGCCAGCTCCGCGAACTGGCTGGCCATGGACTTGGCGTGCTCAAGCTGCTGAAGCCGCTCTTTCCAGTTGGCCGTCCACCGGGCCGTCGAGCGGTAGGTGACGTCGTAGCCCTTGCTCGACAGCCAGTCGTAGATCTCCTGCGCCGTCACGCCACGCTTGGACGCGAGCTTCTCCAGCTCCGGCCGGTCGGCGTCGGTCACCTGCTGATCCACCTTGTGCGGCACCGGGCTCATTGGTTTCGGTCGTCCTCGATTAACGGGTCCGGTTCGCTCGCTTCATTGACCAAACGCAGGCCCTGGTCGGTGATCTGGTAGCTCAGCGTCGAGGCGCTGTGGTGTTGCCACTGGTAGTGCCGATCGTCGCGATGCTCGATGTAGCCGCTCTTCTCCAGCTCATCGCAGAGCCTCAGCAGATGCGCCTGATCGTCGAGCTCGCCGTCGTGGGTCGAGGCGTAGCCGATCACATCCGCCAGCCGCTGCCCGCGGAACCAGCCACTGCGCGGGTCGCGCACCGCGTTGAGCGCTTGAAGAATCTGGCGTCGCAGCCGTGCGTCGCGCTTCAGCTCAGCCTGCCGTTGGTTTGCGTCGAACTGGCTCATGCCGCTGGTCCTTTGTGCTGCTCGTTGGCCCGCTCGCGCTTGCCGCGCTCGAACGCCCGCTCCTGCTCGATCCGCTGGATCCGCTGGTGCAGCTCCTTGATCTCGTCCTTGGTCGCGAGCTTGTCGTGGATGTATTTCGACAGCTCGTTGACCTGGTTGAGCAGCTTCAGCTCGTTGCTCTGGTCGCGCTCGGAGAGCTTGGTGAACTGCGCCTCGCCGGCGTCGAGGCGCTTGAAGATCGTGCGCACCTGCTCGTTGAGGCTCTTGACCTCGCCCATCAGGTCCGAGTGCATCTGGCCGAAGCGGTTGTTAATTGCCTGATCCGTTCGCCGCTGCACCTCGTCTTCGAGCTGGTCGATCTTGCGGATCTTCTGCATCGCCCACCAGCCGCCGATGCCGATGATCAAATTAAAGATCATCTGCCCGACGAAGAGCCAGATCGCGACAGCGTTGGTGGCGGCGAGTGTGAGCATGGCTCAGTGGTCCGGGGGTCCGGGGGTCCGGGGGTCCGGGGGTCCAATGGTCGAATGGCCAAGTGGCCGAGCCCCTTTTGGGGAAAAGGGTCACGCCCCCGTTTCCGGGGGCGGCCCATCGAATAGCGTGTTACGAGGCACGCTTTCGTTCGTGGTTGTGCCCCCGGTGTCAGCCACCGGGGGCGCCATCCTCGGAAGTGGAGCTGTTCTCCCGCTCGGCGCTGGATTCGGCCGTGCCTTGACCGGTCGCGCTCACCGCAGCTTCAAACGCTTGCGAGAGGCGCTGCTCGAGGTCGGCCTGCGTGTCACTCTCTTGCGTATACGGCGCGACGATCGTGGCGTGATAGCCCTTGGCCTTGGCGTCGGCGGTGCCGTCGCTGTCGGTGAAGGCGAGCGCACTTTGGGCGCTTTGGCCCGAGGGCTGCTCGACGGAGGCGGGGAACATGTTGTTTTGCACGTCCTTGTGCACGTTGACCGAACAGCCGGCGGCCAACAGACACATCGCCCCGATCATCGCGCATACGGACAGCATCGAAAGCGAGCGAAGCTTTCGCATAAGGCGTCCCTTTCGTAAACAGAGGACCAAAGTTGCCCAAACCGTGCCGAGGTTCACGCCTCGGTGATAGATTGGAATCAGATACGGTTGCACGTAGTCCGCTTGTAGCAGCACCCGGAACCAGCGGTCGCGCTGCAGGCGCGCTTTGAGATACGACAGCGCGTGGCTGTAGTCGATGTTGCGCACCCAGAAATCGTGAAACACCGCCGCGCGGGCGGTGCGTGATTGGCGAGCCAGCACGCTGCGCAAAAACCATGGAATGCTGGCAAAGTCGGTACGAAAAGCGGGATTGACGACGTATTGCACGCCGCTTTGACTGACAAACACCAGCCGTTCGAGCACTAGCCACGTGCGCTTACCCACCAGCTCGACGCGCAACGGTGTGATAAAAGCGGCTTGCTCGAGCGGAAGCTCACCGGAAGGTTTGACAAACGGCGAAAACGGCAAATCGTCCTTGCCAACGTTCGCCGCCAAACCCAGCATCAACGGCATAAGCTGCACACCGATCACACTCGCTTCCGGCCAAAGGCCAAATGCCAACAGCCCCCCGAAAGCCGCCAACGCCATCATCGAAAAAGCCCCGACGCCGGGCGCGCTCAGCGCCCGGCGCGGGACTCGACAAGGAGACGATGCGGGCGATGTCTGATTGCTGATTGCTGATTGCTGATGTGGCGAAAAAACGCGCTCGGGGGACCGGGCCCCTTGCGCGTCGGACGCGCTCGGCTCCGTCTGCTCGTTGACGGTCGAGTCGCCCCGTTGGCTATCGACCGTGGCGTCCGATCTCTTCCGCTCTCGCACGGTGCCCGCCCCGGTCGCCGGCGCCGTGGTCACTGAGCGCTCGCGCTTGGCATCACATTTCACTCGGCCACTCTCGCCCCGCTTCCGGGGGCTCGGTCCCTCGGTCCCTTGGTCCCTCGGTCCCTCGGTCCCTCGGCTTTCCGCCACCGCCAGGTATTGCTTGGCGCGCCGGCGATGCCAGACGCGGTCCTCGGCCGCCTCGCACAGCTCGGCAGCGAAGGCGTGCTCGCGGGCGTGTCGCTTGGCGGCCTGGCGCTGGGCTGGGGTGTGGGCCATGGAGGCGTCCTTACCTGGGCTGCCGGCCGTCCGGGGCCGGATCGGGGGCGATAAAAAAGGTCCCACTCACACTCTGTGCGCCGCAGAACACCTACGGCACAGTGCATGAGCGGGCCCTCATCGGGTCCACTCGAAGCCGGATCAATCAGCCGTTAAGGCCAGTTTGACCGGCGAATGTTTACTGCCACAAAACGAATCGGCCCTCGTCATGGGCCACGGGGTCACCAGTCCCCGCTGGGTTGTGTGATTGATTTCACTAGTTTGTCGTAGGGCTGTCAACGCGCGTCAACTGGCGGCATCGCGACGTGTGGAAAACCTGACATAAAAGCTTTTTCGTTGCCCTTGACAGCCATATCATAAGTGATATACTGCGGGCAGAAGTTGGGCAAAGGGCCCGACACCCGGCCCCGGGAATCAGGGGCGAGCAGAGATAGGGAGCAGAGCCATGAGTCAGGTACAAACAGCAAGAGATCGGCAGCGCGAGCAGTACGAGGCGTCGGCCCACCAGCAGGTCGAGATGTACCGCCGGATACTCGCCCAGGCTGACGAGCGCTCTCGGGCTGGCGATGTGGTGCTGGCCAATCAGCGCCGCCGTGAGGCTGGCGAGTATTGGGACACGCGGATGAATGAGATGGCCCGATCCATCGTCCGAGAGAATGGATGACCACCCAGCCGCGCCGCTGGAGACGGCGGCGCGGGGATTACCCGAAGCGGCCGACAGCGAGCGATGCAGATAGGGAGCAGCATCTTGGCACGCATCACAAATAGAAACCTCACCATCTACGACATTGACGGGCGGCGCTGCATTGCCAGCGACGACGCCGATGGGCGATCGCTGGCAAGTCAAGTGCTCGGCGGCAGACGGGCCGACGATGAGGCCGCGCAGCCAACCGGGTTGAGTGTCGATGAACTGAGCAAGGAACAGCAGCGCCGCCTGTCGCTGCATGGATGGTGCTTCTGCGAAGACTGACTTCCCTTCCCCGCCGGTTTGACCGCCGGCGGGGGAATTATGCAAAGCGACGAGCTAATCCAGCGAATCGAGTCGCGGCTGCACGAGCTGGGCTGGAGCCACCAGCGGCTGGCCGACGAGGCGGGGCTGACCCAGCCGCGCGTCTCGACCCTGCTGCGCGGCCGGCACGTGCCCAACCTCACCACACTGCGCCGGATTGCCGACGCGCTGGGCTGTGATTTGGAGCTTCGGCCGCGTCACTGACGCTGATCGCGCCGATGCCACTCACGACGGCTTACTCGCTCGCCATGCCACCAATACGTTTTTCTGCTGGCTTGATCGTTGCCTCGCGCTCGCCACTGGCCGTGGGCGCGCCATTGATCGTCAATTGAGCCGGTCCAGTGCAAATCCCTCGGCGCTTGCGGGTGGGTCCACACGCCAATTTGAGTGCCGCCCACCACCTGCACGGTCGTCTGCGAGCTCACACTCGCCGGGCCAATTCGATCCGGCAAACGCTCGGGTTTGACCGTCACGCTGTGCTTCCCCCGCGCTTCGACCAGGGCCTTGGGTGATTGATCAGTGACCCCCTCGGCCCGGCCACGCGCATGTCCACCGGCACTGCCGGCATCGCCACAGCCGGCGACCGCGATTGCGAGTGCGGCGAAAGTTGTTAGGATTGCGTTCGGTCCCCGCATTTTGTGGAGCCCCTTATGCAAGTGCCGGTTGGTCCCCATCGCTACACACTGACGCTGGAGCCCGACTACATTGATCTCGAAGGCGAACCGGTGCTTGGACTCTGCGACAGCGATCGCCAGGTCATCCGCATCAGCGCCGTCGCGCCGCCGGCCAAGCGGCTGACGCTGTTCTGGCACGAGCTGGGCCACGCTTGGTTGCGTGAGCTGGACGTCCACGAGTCTCATCCTTACCCACAAGTGTTGGAGCCCTCTCCGGCGTTTGATCGATACTTTTCAACAGCCCCGCTTGAGAGCCAGCAAGCCGGGGTTTCGCGGAGCCGCATTGTGCTCATCTTTGTGTATGCGCGGCATTGACACGGCCCTTGGGAGTCTCTTAGCGGCCCTGTGCGCTCAACACGCCTGTCGCCACACAATGTGGGTAAGGATGAGCGTCCACGAGTCGCACGCCCTCGGCGACGAGCCGCTGGCCAATCTGATCGGGCTGGCCATGGCGAACCTATCGGCACGCACGCTGGCGCGCATCCAGATTTACCTGACCCAGGGCATCGACGCGGATGCGGTGCTCGACACCCCGCACCTGCCCGGTCCCGTCCCCGTCGTCCGCCTCAGCTCGTAGGACCGCGCCGCCGGCTGCCTGTCTTTTTCGACGCCTTCTTGGCCGCTTTTTTCGCCGGCTTGGCCGGCTGCTGCGCGACGTCGATCTCCGCGAGTATTTCTTCGACGCCGGGATCATACTGTGCTTGCAACGCGCGGCGGCGATAGTCAGCGCGCGTCTGCTCGTCGGCCTCCAAGTACATCATCATCGCCGCCACGGCCCCGTACCACTTCCCCTTTTTGCCGTGATCTCTGGTCACGGCCTCGTTGAAGCGGTCGAGGATCGGCTTGGGCACCCACCAGTTGAGGTTGTCTTTTTTCACGGTAAACACTTATATCGCCTAAAGTTACCCATATCAAAGTAAGTAAAACTTAAGAAAATTTTAGTATCTGCCTTGACGAAGCCGACAGAATGAGTACGATAGCCTACACTTATGAAAATCTATGAGTTGTCCTTCATGGCGATCCTCATCAACAACCCGGAACTGGAAAGCAGGCTGACGAAGCTCGGCAAAAACAGCGCCCTCGGGCTTTGTCTAAGACCGCCATGGCGGAGGCGATCCTCTACGAACACACCCGCGATCTGCGCAGCGCCGATCGCTGGAAGCGCGATCGCATCGAGCGGATCGCGATTGAGCGGCGCGACCAGGACGCCGCCTGACGATTCACCAGGCCGCCGGCGAATAACCGGTCGCCGGCGGTGCCACAAAGCGGGCCGAAGAACACCCAGAGGGGCGAGAGCCCCCTGCGGCCTTTCTGATTTCCGGGGCCGCGATCGGCGGGCCAGCGCCCGCCGGCCGGATTTGAGGGGGGCGTGACACGACGCATGCCCCGGACTGTAGCCCCGGACCTCGTCGCAGGGACGCGAGCATGGCCGAGTTTGTTGGACAAATTGAGGAGCCGCCCATGTCCAGCCACGTGCTTCAGCGCCTGCACGAGCAAGGCGCTTTGACCCCACAGCAGTTTGCGGACCTGACTCACCTTCAGCCGCACAGCGGCTACGCCTACTACGACCAGCGCGAGCTGAATTACACCAAGCTCCGCATGCTGCTGCGCATGAACGACCCGCGGATCGTGCAGGCGTTTCTGGATGACCTGCTGCCCAGCGACTGGGCTGTGACCCAGCTTCCGGGCGAGCTGGACATCGACGGCGACGGCGATGTGGACACCGACGATGCGCTTAAGCAAACCACCGACGCGCTGCGCAACTTCGCCAACCTCATCGAGTCGATCCGCGCCAGCGGCTACGAGCTGTCGGATGACGAAAGGCGCGAGATCGCCGAGCACGTCGGCGAGCTGATCCAGAGGCTCTGCGCCACGCGGCAGATCGTGGACCACATCCAAAGCCACCGACCGCGCCGCAAGCGAGCGAAGCGAGCGCCCGCCTACGCGACGCCCAAAGCCAACGGCCAACCGACCGCCCACCCCAACGGACAAGGAGAGCACTGCGATGGTCACTAACACGTTGACCCACACCCGGCGCAAGCGCGGCCAGGTCCGCCTGGGCGAGGACGACGAGCGCGCGCTGCTGGCGCTGACCACGCGTTACGAGCCGATCCCCGCGATCGCCTCGCGGATCGACCACGGCCCCGGCTACACGATGGCGCTGATTCACGAGCTGCGTCGTCACGGATTCGCCGTCATCGGCGGCCCGCCGGGCAATCGGCTGGCGGCGATCACGCTCGCCGGCCAGCAGCGCAAGGAGCATTTGATCAGCGACGTGCTGGACCACGACTTCGACCGCCTCGGCGCGGTGATGGAAGGGAGGCGCCGTCTCTATGCGTAGCACCCGATCGAAAAAAACGAAGAAGCGCACCCGCTTCGCGGACCAGCGCTATCTGGAGCCGGCGCGGATCGTGCATGTCAGCGACAGCGAAGCGCCGCCGTCGCGCACGCGCCTGGAGTGTGCTTGTTGCGAGAAGCTGTTTTCCGGGGGGCAGGTCGTGGACGGGCCGGTGACCTGGAACGGCGCGGCCCAGATGTATGAGACCGAGCGGACGCTGTACTGCGACCACTGCGACCACTTGCAGGTCTGGGGCGAGGCCCTGGACCGCGAGCACCACAAGACGGGCGTGCCGATCGAGCCGCCGGTTTTCATCACCGCGCAATCGGACATCGACGCCTTTTTAAGCGAGCACCCGGAAGCGAAGGGGACGATCGATGCGTAAGGCCAAGACGCTTTATCTGTACGCGGCGCCATTCGTGGTCGCCGGCGCGGCGGGCGTGATGCTCGCCTCAAAGCTGGGGCTGGGCTTTGGCGACATCCACTACTGGTCGCTGCTGGCGCTGATGGCGCTGTGCGCGGCGATCGGCGTGGACTTCGGCGTCGAGCTCGGCAAGCAGCGGGCGAAGCGGACGCAGTGGCGTGCGATTCTGCGACGTATTGAGCAAAACCACCAACACACGGCGTCCGACACGACATGGATCCCAGACAAAAAACCAGACCGGCAAGGCACGGCTGATTGACAATTTGATCAGGGTCGCCACCTGGTCCGCTTCAAGGCCATCACACAAGGAGATATTAAATGGCCAATAAGCAAGAGCTGACGGTTGCACCACCGAACCTGCAAACGGGCGTGTTTCGCATTCGCGGGACCAGTCCGTATGTCCAGAACAAGTTTAGTGCCAAGGCGCGTGAGGAGATGCGCCAGAAGCAGGAGGCCGGATCGACGGCCAACAAGGGCAAGAAGAAGGAGGCCAAGGATTTTGAAAAGGCGGCGGAAGCTGGCAAGCACTACGCCTCGGACGGCTGGATCGGCATCCCCGCGCCCGGCCTTCGCAGCGCGCTCATCAGCGCGTGCCGGCTAGCCGGCTTTCAGATGGTCAAGGCGAAAATTGCCGTGATGGTCACGGCGGACGGCTTTGATGTCACTGACGGGACGCCGCTGGTCAAGATCGTCAAAGGTGAGCCCGAGTATCACGAAACGTTCGTCAGAAACGAGAGCGGCGTGGCCGATCTGCGGCCGCGACCGATGTGGCAGCCGGGCTGGGAAGCGGACGTGCGCATTCAGTTCGATGCGGACATGTTCACTTTGCAGGACGTCGCAAACCTGCTGGTGCGCGCCGGGATGCAGGTCGGCATCGGCGAGGGTCGAAACGACAGCCGCAAGTCGACCGGCATGGGGTGGGGCCAGTTTGAAGTGCTCGCCAGCGAATAAAAGGGATTAAGCATGGCAGTGAAGCCGAACGAAGAGCAGCAAGCGGAACTCGAACGGATTCGACAGGATCACGGCGGCATCCTGAACCCCAAGGACGTCGTGGCCGCAGCGTCTGACCCAAGCAACCCGCTTCACGGGTGTTTCACCTGGGATGACCGCAAGGCCGCTTACGACTTTCGGTTGTGGGAAGCCCGCCAGTTGATCCGCGTGTCGGTCACCGTGCCCAGGCAGACGCAGCGGCCGACGCGCGCTTACGTCAGCCTCGATCAACAACGCGCCAACGGCGGCGGCTATCGGGCGCTCGCGGAAGTGCTTGAAGACGACGAGGCGCGCGAACAGCTTCTGCGCCAGGCGCTGCGTGAGCTGAAGGCGATCGAGCGCAAGTACCGCGAGCTAAAGGAGCTTGCCCCGATTTTCGAGCAGGCCGAGCAACTGCGACTGGACCACGCCCCGGCCGAGGCGGTCAACGAACCCGCCGCACAACCGTCAGCCGTGGCTGCGCTGGGCCAGGCGTGACACGGCCGGCTAGGCCAGGCCAGGCTAGGCACGGCAAGGCGCGGAGTGGCGAGGCGCGGCAAGGCAAGGCGAGGCGCGGCAGGCGCGGCAGGCGAGGCCGGGCGAGGCGTGGCGCGGCGAGGCGCGGCGTGGCCAGACGCGGCAGGCGAGGCGTGACCAGGCGCGGCCAGGCTGGGCCAGGCGAGACCAGGCGCGGCCAGGCCAGGCGTGGCGGGCGAGGCGAGGCACGGCGGGGCAGGGCCAGGCGAGGCGGGGCGCTGCAAGGCAGGCCAGACTGGGCCGGGCCAGGCCAGGCCTGGCCCGGCAGGGCATGGTGATGCGAGCCGAGGCGAGTCTCGGCAGGCGGGGCACGGCGTGGCGAGGCGTGGCCAGGCGAGGCGAGTCTCGGCAGGCGAGGCTTGGCGAGGCGAGGCCCGGCGAGGCGAGGCCAGACTGGGCCGGGCTTGGCACGGCAAGGCAAAACCACCGCGGGGCGTAACCGTCTCGCGGTGCATTGAGAAGATCGGCACCGCACGCTGACATCAGACATCAAACATCAGACATCAAACATTCAATGACCGAACCCGCCTTACAACTTCACCGCCCTGATCGGCCGCCGGACGCCGCTTCCGGGGGCGGGGATTGGTCCCAATGGATCAGCGCGGCCGAGGCCGCCCGGCGGCTGGGCAAGGACCGCGATGCGCTGCTGCGCACCTGCCGGCAGAAGCTCCAGCATCAGGGGCTGGCCTATCACGGCACGCCCCCGAACGGCGGCAACGCCCGGTGGTTTGTCTTCCGGGGCTGGGCGCCCGGCAAGCTAAACGACGGGCCGGTGGGGGTCGCCCATCAAACGCCCGATTTGAGCCAGTACCCGCGGAAGGCGGTGCAGATCGCCTGGCGGCGCGTGCAGGCGGTGCAACGATTCCGCGAGGCCAAGCGCACGCGGCGCGGGCGAGTCGCCGACTGGCTCGATGACTGGATTCATCAAATGCGCGGCGAGCTTGGGATCAAGATCAGCCAACGCTCGTTGTATCGCTGGAATCAGCTCTACCAATCACCGGCGGATGTTGAGCAGCTGGTCGATGGCCGGGGCGGCGACCAGAAAAGCCTCGGCGATCCCGCGGCGTGGGATCATTTCAAGGAGCTTTATTTGGACGACCGCCAGCCCAGCCTCAAGCAATGCTGGCGCTATACGAAAGCGGAGGCCAAGGCGCGGGGCTGGAGCTGGTGCAGCGAGCGGAGCTGCCGGCGTCAACTCGATGAGCGCATCCCTCCGGAAACCCAGCAATACCATCGCGCTCCGCGCCAGTGGCACAACCAGCGCGATTATCTGGCGCAAAACCCCGAGCGGTTCGGGGCCAACGCGTGCTGGGTCGGCGATCATGCCCAGCTCGATTTCTGGTGCTTGTTCGGCAAGAGCCTGATCCGGCCGTGGCTGACCGCCTGGCAGGACTGGCGGACGCGTCGGCTGGTCGGTTACACGCTAAGCGCCTCGCCCAACTCGTCCACGATTTTGCAAGCGTTCCGCGCGGCGGTGAAAGATCCCGCCAACCCCGGGCTGCCGGACGAGGTGCTGATCGACAACGGCAAGGATTACGACAGCTACGTCTTTAACGGACAGACCAAAAGCCAGCGGCTGACCAAGCAACGCCTCGAAGCGGACGAACCGGAGTTCCGGGGGCTGTTCGGGATGCTCGAAGTCGAGGTGCATTTTTCCCTCGCCTACAACCCCGACTCAAAGGCTCGTTTGGAACGGTTGTTCGGCACGATCCACGGGTTTTTCGATAAGTTTCAATCGACCTACTGCGGCCGATCAAGCGAGGCCAAGCCCGAAAGTTTGGCGGAGACGCTCAAGCACCCGGAACGCATTCCGACGTTCGAGAACGTGGTCGAAAGCTTCCGGGGGTTTGCCAGCGAAATCAACAAGCGCGCCGATCACGACATCGCCGATCTGACCACGACCGGCGACGAGCAGGGCCAGCCCGTCAGCCCCGATTGGGCGATGGACCAATGGTGCGACCGCAAGCGCGTGCCGGCCGATCCGCGCACGCTCGACCTGTTTATGATGCACTGGCACCAGCCGGTGCAGGCCACGCGCAACGGCATTTCGATCAAGCCGCTGGGCAAAACGCTCACCTATGGCGCCCACGATCCGGCGCTGACCCCGTACAAGGGCACATCCAAAAAAGACCGACCCTGGCTGCACGTGGCCTACGACCAGAACGATCTGTCCACGATCGAGGTATTTGACCACCAACTGCGCCACATCACCACCTGCGAGCTGAATCAGTACAAGCAGCGCGGCGGCCAGCAGGGGCTCAACCGGCGCGAGCTGCAGCGCGCGATGAAGCGCCAGCGCGAATACCAGAAAGCGCTCAAGACGGTGAAGGACAACCGCGAGCTGGAGATGCTCACCCAGGCCGAGCTGTTGGCGAAGGTCAACGCCGAATCCGAGAACACGGACCCGCCGCCCCCGAAGGGCGATGGGACCGATCAGCCGGCGGCGCTCGCGCCGGTGCGCACGCCGCTCGACGGCCAGGCCGAGCAGATCGAAAAAGGGCGGCAAAAAGAGCGTATGCGCCAGGCCGCCGGCGCGGAACACCACGGCGATGCAACGTCGGTTGATGACGATGAAGACACCGATCAATACACCAGCCTGGACGACCTGGCCGAGCTTGGCCGCCAGCGCCAGGCCGAGCGCGACGACGACGAGGGGCCGATCGATTTAAGCGAGCATCGGCCCCCGGCACACCCCGAAACCGCGGACGATGACGATCAGGACACGGACGTCATGGACTCGCCCCCGCTTCGGCTGACCGAGCATCGCGATCACCGCGATGACGAGGATGAGGCGGGGCATTTGCTCGACGAGCTGTAGCCATGGCATCCGATGACATTCTCGATCGCATTGCCCAGGACGCACGGAGGCTGCGCGTGGCACGGAATCTGCCCGAAGGCAAACTGAGCTGGGATTGGATCCAGCGCGTTCAGCAGGACTTCGAGGAGCTGCTGCACGCCCAGGGCCTGTCGGTGCAACAGGTCTCGCGGAAGCTGGGCAAGGGCTTTAGCCCGTCCACGCTCAGCCAGTTCCGGTCGATGGAAAGCGGCGATGAATACATCGGCGACATCGACCGGATCGTGCGCGGCATCAACCAGTTTATTGAGACTTACGTGCGCAGCCAGCAGGTGCAGCGGCCGCGCGACTGGATCGACACAGCCGTGGCCAAGCGCATGATGAGCGTGATCCGCAACAGCGTGGAGCTGACCTCGATCGGCATCATCTATTCGGACGCCGGCCGGGGCAAGACGATGACCCTGCAGGCTGCGTCGCAAACGTTTCCGGGCTCCATCTTGCTTCGGATCGGCCGGCGGTCGCGCACCTGCCCGGGGCTGGCACGCACCCTCGCCCGCACGCTTCGCATGAAAAGCAACCGCACGACCGGCGACCTGGAAGAAGCGCTGATCGATCAGCTCACCGGTTCGGGCCGGCTGATTCTGATCGACGAGGCGCATCAGCTCGACTTCGCCGCGCTCGAATTGCTTCGCGACTTACACGATGAGTGCGCTTTGCCGATCGTCTTCGCCGGCACGATCGACATCAACAAGAAGCTGACCGACAGCGACGTGTTTTACGGCCAGTTTAATCGGCGTGTGGCGGCCCGTTACGACGTCACCGAAAACCAGCGCGACGGCGGCGGGTCGACCAAGCCGCTTCACTCGGTGGACGAAATCCGCCGCATGTTCCAGGGCGAGCAAGTGCGGCTGACCGACGACGGGGCCACCACGCTGATGCATATGGCCAATCTTTTGGGGATGGGCGGGCTCGGCCTCTGCAACCAGGTCATGCTGATGGCTCAGCGCGTGGCGGAGGATGGCATAGTGGACTCGAAGACGATCCTCAAGGTCGTCAAGCAGATGCACGGTGTCGAGCACTACAAGCACAGGGTCGAGCGCGCGATTGAAAACAGCGACGTGAAAGCAGCGTGATCATGCCCCCGGAAACGGACCGCCAGCAAATCCTCACCGAGCTCACGGCCGCCGCCGTGCCGGACGGCCACGGCCGGCTGTGGTGCGACCTCACGTGCGTGCGTGAGACGCTCCAGCGCTACCTGGCCGATACCGAGCCCCAGCCCGAAGCGGCGCATCCGCCGCACCCCTCGGTGTCGCTGATCATACACGAGAGCGAGCGGTTGTTCGGCGTCAGCGCCTTGCGCGAGCATCGCGGCCGAAGCAAGCCGCATCACCGGGCCCGCATGACGGCGGCGATCGCGATGGCCGAGCTGCGCGGCATGGGCCAGCCCGAGATCGCGGCGGCGCTCAACTACGCCAGCCATTCCTCAATCGTCAATCTGATCCAGGCCGGCCGGCAAGACGACCAGGTCGCGCACGCGCTGCTCAATCTCTTGCAGCGCTTCGGATTCGTCACTCCCCAACCGCGCAATCGAAAGGACTCGAATGCAACCAGCGCACCAACAACCGATGAAGCGTGTGCGGCCTGAAGAGGCGCGGATCAACGCGAAAAACGCCGGCCAGGAGAAGCCTGAAAGCGCCCAGCGCGTGAATCAGCGCGGCTCGATTGACAATGCGAACCACGATCCGCAGATCGACGCCTCGGCGAACCGCATCGCGACCCAGCACATGCGCGACTTCGGCTTTTGCGACTACCGCGTGCCGTCCGGGGGCGGCCAAATGGCCCACGGCATTCGTGCTTAAGTTTGGTTCACAGATTACACAGATTGTACGGAAAAAAGGATTTACATGAGCAAAGATGGAAAAATAAGCAGCGCCGGTGTGACGCACGACCAAGTCGTTGAGTACATCAATGAAGTGGTCGGCGGCGACGATCCGCTCGCGCCATTGGAGTTGGCCCAAAGAATCGCGCTGAAGGCGCTGGAAAACAGCAACGGCGATAGTTTGAAAACAGTCGTCCGCGATGCGGATGAGCAACCGCTTTACGCCATGATCGTCGTCAAGGGAGAGGGCACCGGCGAAATCGTCGCGGCCGTCGATGCCATCGAAGACCGATGGGAACGCGAACACGACCAAAAGGTCGAAACCAACGGCCAACAGCCAACGGCTAAAAGCCATGAGTTGGAGTAACACCCAAAAGCAACTGTTCGCGCGGGCGTGCCAAGGGGCGGGCCTGGACGATGACATGCGCCGACTGATCCTCGGCCAGTGCGAGGGGCGCGCGGTGCACGGCGGCCGGATAACCTCGACCAGCCCGCGTCTGACGCAGCGCGACTTTGAGCACTGCATGGCCGTGGTCGAGCGCAGCTCGCCCAACGACCAGGTGCAGATCAAGCGCGGCGGCGCGCTTCGCTTCCCGCCCGGCCACTGGCAGCAGCAGGCGACCGACGAGGGCGAGCGCAAGCGCTTGATTCACCTGGCGTATCAGTTGGCGAAGGGCATCAGCGCGGCGATGGAGAGCTGGCCGGCGGCGGACGAGGCGCTGGTCGGCTGGATTCAGACGCGCATCAACCAACACCGCAGCTCGGTCGAGGAGCTGCCCCGGCGCGAGCTGACGGACCTCGTGCACGGACTGAAAGCCTACGCGCGGCGGCACAAGATCGACGCCGCGTAGCACCACGATTAACTGACGAGAGGACCGATTTATGCCACTTGGAAATCAACGATTGCTGGACCCCGTCGATCGCAAGCGCGACATGGAGGTGAGTGCGATCGCAACTCAGTGGGTGACCGCCATTGACGCGGGGGGGGCTGGACGCTGCCGACAACGGCGGCTCGACCATCATCGATCCGAGCAACGCGATCAGCAGCGACACACGGCATCCCTTGTCTCGCCCGACCGACCGGGGCAGCGCGCTGATGGTCCGCTTCGGCTACGCCAACGGCGACACGCCCAGCACCGATCCGGTCGTCCAAATCTTCGGCCGCACGGGCTCAGATGTGTGGCAGCCGATTTTCAACGACCTGGGTCAGCGTGAAATAACATTGCCGACTGACATCAACACTGATATTGACGACGGGACAAACAAACACACCCACCCCGACCCAAGCAAGCACCGGCTTGATCCCGCCGGCTGCCGAGAGTTATTGGTCGGTGTCAAAACGGCCTACGCCGTGAGCTCGGGGGATGCCTCGCTTGCGTTTGTTCAGATCAAGGTCATCTAATGAGCATGCAGCGACTCCAACAACGGTCGCCGGGCAGAGCGCCGCGCACGGCGGCCCTTCTTGGTCGCGCGCCTTTCGACCCCCGGCAGATTCCCGGTTGCAAGCTGTGGTTGTCGGCCGAGCATCTTGTCACGCCACGCGGCACGGCGATTGGGTCGTGGCTCGATGCCAGTGGCCACGATCACGGCCTCACCCAGTCCACCTCCAGCAAGAAGCCCACGTTTGGCGGTGAGAGCTATAACCTCATCCCGTGGAGTGAAGAGCTTGACAGGTGGGCTACCAATAACGCATCAGTCACTACTGACGCGGCGGTTGCTCCCGGCGGCAGTTCGACGGCTGAAAAGCTGGTTGAAGATTCATCCGATGGTAAACACCTAATCCGCGGATCGCTCAATTTTACGAGCACTCCGGTCACATTCTCGGTATTTCTGAAACAGGCCGAGCGAGAGTGGGGCATCGTTAACCCAAACGGAGGAGGCGATGCGGCTTGGTTTGATCTAAAAAACGGTGTGGTTGGTGCAATTCAAGGGGATGTCGCGGATTCTGGTATCGAACCGGCTAACAACGGTTTCTTCCGATGTTGGGTGGTTTCTTCTGCCGTGTCTACAAGTACCGCGTTTCCAGAGATTCTTCTTGCTGACGCAGATAACTCGAATGTGTATCAAGGCGACGGCTCCTCTGGTATTTATGTTTGGGGCGCTCAGTTTGTAGAAGGGAGTGACCGCCTCCCCTACCAACGCACCGGCCCCGAGCCCTCCGCCAACGCCCGGTTGCTGCACTTCGACGGTGCGGACGACTTCCTCGGAACATCCGCCCCGGCGATAGCAGACCTTCACGAGACCGAGAACTGGTGTCTCGGGGCGTGGTTTCGAACCGATACGCCCGCCTCACGCCAAGCCATCATCGGGTCTTTGAAGTTTGGGGTGTCGGTCTACGAGTTTGGGTTGATAATTTCTGGGGGCGGGGACGCGGGCGTGTTCCTGCGGGATCAAAACAACAACGCCTCTTTTGTGGTGGCCGGCTCGGCGGACACTGATTGGCACTTTTTAGTAGCTAATCGCAAGCCGGGCGTGTTCGAGTGTTGGCAGGATGGCGTAAAGCAGAACTCAGCCTCCACCAACATCACTAAAACGAACAATGCGAATCGCCCTTTCCGGATAGGCGGCACCTACGACGGTGTAGATTTCTTTAACGGGCGTATTCATTCCGCCTACGCCTTCAATCGCGGGTTGACGGACAACGAGATTGCGATGCTCTACAACAAGACGAAGGGGTTGGTTGTATGAGTATGGACATCCCGAACACCGTGGACCGCGCTCACATCGTCGTGGCGGCGTCTGACCGCGATGCGGCCAACCAGTTCGCCGCACAGGTCGATCCCGATTCCGGCGGGCCGTACACCTTCAACATCCCGCTTATCCCCAGCGACGGCCCCGACGACGCCGAGCCGACCCATTATGGGTGCTCTACGCGGTTGACCGGGAGCGGGGCTGCACAGGTGGAACAACTGAAACCTCAGCTTGGAAGCGTGCAACTCTACTGGCTGAGCGGGGGCTGGACGTGGGGCCGTGCGTTGGAAGACGCCGGCCTGAAGAAGCAAAAAAGCGGAGCGGAATAGTAAGGCACGGACGCCATGCAAACAACGATGCAAAACGTGCTCGAGGGCCGGCAGCGCTACGCGGCATTGCATGGCGACTGTCTCGATATCCCGCGCCGTATGCCCGAAGGAGCAATCGATGCATGCATTATTGATCCACCCTATGGCATGCAGTACCAGGGAAAGAACGCCCACCGTCAAGCCATTGCCAACGACGATCGTCCCTTCATCTGGTGGCTGCACGATGCGTTCCGTTTGCTCAAAGACAGCGCGGCGCTGGCGTGCTTCTGTCGCTGGAAGGATCAACAGGATTGGCGCACGGCGATTCGCCTGGCCGGCTTCCAGATCCGCTCTCAGGTGATCTGGGATCGCATGCAGCACGGCATGGGCCATCCCGGCGCGACCTTCGCCCCGCGTCACGATGTGATCTGGTTCGCGACCAAAGGGCGCTACCGCTTCCCCGGAGGCCGGCCGCCAACCGTGCTGCAACATCAAAAGCCGGCGGCCAAACACCTTCGTCATTCGACCGAAAAGCCGCTGGCGTTGATGCACGAGTTGGTGGCGTATCTGACCGCAGCCGGCGATGTCGTCTACGACCCGTGCATGGGCTCGGGGTCCACGGGTGAAGCGGCCGTGGAGCTGGGCCGGCGATTCATCGGCATCGAGCTAGACGGATCGCATTGCGAAACCGCGCGGCAGCGGATGCGCCGCGCGACTCGTCGTGGCCGCGATGTAGCCACGAAACCCGCGGGCGGCATTCACGCCATTGAGCGAATGCGAGCTGTGGCATGAGCGAGGCACACACCATCACCGAAGCCGAGGTTTATCGCGCCGTCTGCCAGGTGACCGGGCTCAATCGGTACTGGCTGCGGACGAGCCTGATGCGCGATCACTTCTGCCAAGCACGCGTGGTCGCCGCGCTCGCGCTGCGCGATTGGTGTGACATGAGCTGGCCGCAAATCGCAGCCTCGCTAAACCGAGCCCACAGCTCGGTGATCGAAATCCACCGGCGACGCGCCAGCGACCAGGAGGTGGTCGAGGATCTCCAGCGCGTCCACGAGCGTTTACGCCAGCTTCGAAAGGCCATCGATGACTGATCAATCGGACCATCAGCCGGCACCGGCCCATCCTGCCACCACGGTCTGTGTCCAGTGCCACGCGGTCGTGGTGTTGCCCGGGTGCCGGCGGTGCGGGGCGGCATACTGCGGACACTGCCGACAGTTCGACCACGTCGATGGGTACGACCATTGCCCGGCGTGTGGCGAGAGGTATCGATGATCGCTGAGCTCACCCGAGACCAGAAAAAGCAGCGCATCCTCAACGCGCTGCAGCGCCGCCGCGAACGCCGGCCGGACCAGACGCCCAGGTCGCTGCCGGCCATGGCGATCGCTCGGGCGCTGGGCATCCGCCCGCGCGGCAATCGCGGCTCGCGCCGGCGCGGGGTCCGCATCCTCATCCGCGAGCTGCGGGAGCACGACGGCCAGCCGATCCTGATGGACCAGCGGGGCTACTACCTCGGCCAGGACGCCGCCGACTACCAGCGCGCCGAGGCCCACGCCCGCCGCTCGGGCCTGAGCCAGCTCGCGCTGGGCGCGACGATACGCCACCACCCCGAGCACCACGACGCCACCGGCCAGCTCACCATCGCCGCCGCTTTGCCCAGCGACCGCCGCTCCATCTCACAACCGGCTTCATCCGACAGGCGAGCCACGTGACGGGGCGCCGAAGGCGCGCCGAGCGCCGAAGGTCGCGGCGCTCGCGCCCCGCTTGATTGTTTCACAGGCGGCCCGTTTTTGCCATTTACTGTCACACGCCTCGCCGATCGGCCGCTTTTTTGCCATTTCGATTTGCTCCCCGACGACCGGCTCACTTTTCCATAACTCACTATTAGTTCTGTAGTTGCCACCATAGGACGGCAAACCGACACGGTTGCCATTTCGATCGCCGGATTACGGTTTCACGTGGCCGCCGCGAGTCTTATTCCTGTTTGAGCGCAAGCCCGCAGCTCGGTTGAGCTGAAGGTTGGCGCTTTCAGTTCGGTATCTGCCGCGTGTGCTGTCACGCACGCCGGCAACGCCCCGGCCGAAGGTGT